ACACTCCCGAGTCTGTTCGATGAGCCCTCAGTTCAAGGCGATCTGTTCGACTGGCTGCATCGTTGCATGACATCGCTGGCGCTCTACGGCAATGCTTACGGGCTGATAACCAACCGGGACGGGTTTGGTTACCCGACCGGCATCGAATGGCTCTCCCCCGAGCACGTCACGGTGGTCGACTTCGCTTTCACCGGACCTGGCTCGTTCCTCGATCCGCTCTGGCGCTGGCGCGGCCGGGTGATCCCCAAGGAGAATCTCGTCCACATCCCATGGTTCACGCGGCCGTGGAAAGTCCAAGGACTCTCGCCTCTGGGCGCGCAGGCCGCGGCGGTGACCACCGGACTCGGCGCTCAGCAGTTCTCCGCTGACTGGTATCAGAACGGCGGCGTTCCTCCCGGCACCTTCAAGAATGCGCTGAAGACCGTGCCTCGCAGCGAGGCCGAGGACATTAAGCAGCGGTTGGTCAACTCGATCCGCATGCATCAGCCGATCGTCTACGGTGCCGACTGGGACTACAACCCGATCGCCATCAATCCCCAGGAAGCCCAGTTCATCGAGACGATGAAACTGACCGCCACCCAGGTTGCGGCCATCTACGGAGTGCCACCGGACAGAATCGGCGGTGAGAAGTCATCTTCGCTGACTTACAGCACCGTGGAGCAGGATTCGATCGATTTCGTTCAGTTCACGATCCTCAACTACGCGCGCAAACTCGAATCAGCGTTCTTCAAAGTCCTGCCCTCGCGACAATATGTGCGCTTTGATCTCGACGCCCTGATCCGCACCGACATCCTGACCCGACACAAGGTCTTCATGCTCGACCGCCAGATGGGGCTCAAGAACATCGATGAACTCCGCGACCTCGAGCACCTTCCCCCACTCCCCAACGGTGAGGGCCAGGATTACGCGCCACTCTTGGCGACGGGTCTCGCCGTCGACCCCGAAGACCAGGCCGCCCTCGATATCAAAGTGGCAAAGGCGAAGCCCAAACCCGCGGCACCGATGGGCAACGGGGTCGCCCCTGTTCCAGCGAACAACGGCCGCTAGGCCGCATCAAACACGGAGGCTTAGATATGTCTGAAATCGAGCGTCGGTACACGTTGGTGCCGGTCGAACTGCGCGCCAATGGAGAGCGGCGCGCGATCGGTGGCTACGCAGCCGTCTTCAAGCGCATGTCACAGAACCTCGGCGGCTTCGTCGAGCAGGTCATGCCCACCTTCTTCAACAAGAGTCGCGGTGACGGCTGGCCGGACGTTCTCTGCCGCTACAACCACGACGACAACATGTTGCTCGGTACGACCGGAGGCGGCACGCTTCGTCTCCAGATCGACGAGACCGGCCTCAGCTACGACGTCGATCCTCCGGCAGCGCGTCAAGACATCGTCGAGCTCGTACAGCGCGGCGACGTTCGCAAGTCGAGTTTTGCCTTCAAGGTTCACAAGGGCGGCGATGAATGGGTCCAGAGCGATCAGGGCTATCCGCTGCGCAGTTTGCATTCGGGCCAGCTCGTCGATGTCGCTCCCGTCAATATCCCCGCCTACGTCGATTCGAGCGCCGGCCTGCGCTCACTCGCCGAGCATTTCGAGGCCGACTTCGAGGAGGTGCGAAAGCTTGCGGGCGAGAACGAGCTCCGCAAGTTCTTCGTTCGCACCGACGGCACGGGTCCGCGCAAGCCACTCACCGGAGCGCAAGCACTGATCGCGCTTCAGAGTCGGCCTGACCCGCTGGAGGGTTTCAACTAGCCCCATCTTCCGCTGACCCTGGCAGGCCGATAGCCACCAGGCGATTGCGGGCATTCATCGACTCATTGCGAGGCAGAGCGCCACTCACCTTGCCGTTTCGTCGGGGCAGCGTGCAACGCACCCCAAGCGTCGGAAAAAAACACGCAAGGAGTGATTCTCGCAATGAACGACATCGTCAAGCGCCTACTTGAGAGGCGCAATACCGTACTCGCCGAGGCACGCACGATCGCCGAGGAGTCGGCGGCCGAAAACCGCTCTATGTCTCCAGAGGAGCAGGGGCGGTGGGACGGCCTCAACAACGAGCTCAACGACCTCGAGAAGCGCATGAAGGCCCTGGCCGACCAGGAGAAGCGAGCCAAGGAGACCGCCGACCTCTTCGACAGCATCCAGAGCAAGCCCAATCAGGGCAGCAGCGTGGATCCAATCAAGCAGGCGGCCGAACTCCGAGCGTTCTTGAAGGGCGATCCAGGGGCACCGCGTTCTTTCGTGGTCAAGGCCGCGCCTTACGAAGAGCGTCTGCTGAGCAAGTTGACCGTCGGTGCTGGTGGAAACCTGGTTCCTGTCAGCTTCTACGACCGCCTGATGGCCCACCTGGTTGAGGTCTCGGGCATCCTGCAGGCCGGTCCGACCATCCTCAACACGGACTCCGGTGAAGCTCTCACCGTGCCCAAGACGACCACCCACCCGGTTGCGGCGCTGGTGGCTGAAGCCGGCACCCTGGCCGCCTCTGACCCCGTCTTCGCGCAGGGTTCGCTCGGCGCTTACAAGTACGGGATCATCGTCCAGCTCTCTCGTGAGCTGATCGCTGACACCGGTGTGGACGTGGAGGGCTATCTCGCCATGTCAACCGGTCGAGCCCTCGGCAACGCCCTCGGTGCTCACCTCGCCACCGGCACTGGAACCGCGCAGCCGACCGGGATTGTGACCAGCGCCACTACAGGCGTGACCGGACCTTCCGGCTTCAGCGGTGGCCTCGGTGCGACATCGGCAACCCTGAACCAGGGCGCCGACCTTCTGTTCGATCTGTACTACTCGGTGATCGCGCCTTACCGCGCCTCCAAGTCTTGCGCTTGGATCACGCGAGATGCCAACATGGCCGCGATTCGCAAGATCAAGGCGACAACCGGCGAATACATCTTCCAGCCCTCGATGGTGGCCGGTACGCCGGACACGCTGATTGGCAAGCCGATCTACATCGACCCCTTCATCGCCGCTATCGCGACCTCCGCGAAGTCGATCGTCTTCGGCGACATTTCGCAGTTCTTCGTCCGCATCGCGGGCGGGGTGCGCTTTGAGCGCAGTGACGAGTTCGCCTTCTCCACCGACCTGGTTTCCTTCCGCGCCTTGCTGAGGGCAGACTCGCTGCTCATCGATCAGACCGGCGCGGTCAAACTTTTCGTCGGCAACGCAGCGTAGCAAGGAGTTTCAATGGCAAACATCCCGGGGACTAGCGGTCCCGTCGACTACCCCAACCGTCCAGAGGGCGATGGCGGCAACATGGGCGGTCCAGCGCTTCCCGGTGGCTCAGCGCGAGCACCGGAGGCGGCTCCCGAGACCCCAGGCCCGCAGCAGGGCGCCGGTTCAGGGTCAGGGGGGCTTTACCCCCACCCTGACAACCCAGGCAGCGGTGCGGTCATGGTTGGATACAAGGGCGGCTCCTACACCAAGGGCGGCTCGGACGAGTTTCAGCCGCCGGCGAACGCCGGCAGCGAACTTGTGACGGGCGGCCAGAACGGCTCCAGCGTCGGCGCGTTGTCGGTGCCGACGTCATTCACCAAGGCCTCGACCAACCAAGGCTAGAAATCCACGGACCCGGGAGGCTGGCGGTTTACCAGCGCCAGCCTCCCATCCTCAAGGAGTAACTGATGGCTTATGCGGTAACCTGGCTCGCCTCGGCATCGCGCACCACGACTCAGACCTCAGCCGACATCGATACCGCTAGCGCGCGCAGTCTGACCGTCACCCTTGATGTCACCGTCGCCGGCACGGGCTCGATCACGCTCACCATCAATCGCAAGGATCCAGCGAGCGGGAAATACATCCTCATCCTGGCGGGGGCTGCGGTAACCACGGCCGTGACGAATACGTACAAGGTCACTCCTGGCGAGATCGCGGCGGTCGCGAACGTCTCAGCGGTGGACGTTATGCCGAACTTCATTCAGTTCGTCGTCACCGCCAACAACGCCAACGCAATGACGTACTCGGTCGACTACGAACTCGAGGACGTCGCTCATTAACGAGGAGGCTCCAAATGGCAGGCTCAGCCAATCCCGGCTACAACTCCGACATGCAGGCTCTTTCAATACCCGACAACGACATCCCTGGCGAACAGCCGGACCCGATGATTGATTGGGCGGGCCCCATTCCCGGTCAACCACCCTCGCTGGTGGATTCGTTGACTGGCGACTCGGTCCAGTCTGGCCAGCCCTTCATTCGCGTCGTTTCCAACCAGGGCCAGTCAGACGTTCTGGATGGCACGGCATGAGAGTCAAGCTACTTGTTCATCTGACCGGAACACGCAATGGCGTCGAGTGGCCTGGTTATCACGAGGAGATGGAACTCCCCGACGACGAGGCGGCCTCGATGGTCGCCGCCGGTCTGGCCGAACCAGTGACCAAACACCGCGATGCAGAGACTCGACCGGCAACAGCATCCGAGGAACGCGGCGTCGAGGCAACTCGAAAGGCCTTGGTCCCAACCCGATCCGTCAAGGGCAGCGCCAAGTAATCCTTGCGCTCAGGGACCCTGGTCACCGGGCCGACTGAAGAGCCGGTCGACTTCGCCACGCTGAAGCTGCATATGCGCGTGACCATTGACGACGATGACGCGCTGATCGCCAGCTATTTGGTCGCCGCGCGCACTTACGTGGAAGAGGCCTATGACCGTGCCCTGGTGACCCAGACCTGGGACTACTCATTGGACGCATTCCCGTGGGCCGCTCAGAGCATCGACCTCCCGATCTGGCCGCTCCAGTCGGTGACCAGCGTCACCTACACCGACAGCAACAACAACCCCACCGTTTGGTCTTCGGCGAACTACTTCGTGGACACCGTCAAGAAGCCGGGACGCATAGTGCTCGCCATCGGCCAGGGCTGGCCCTCGGTGACTCTGCGCGCTGCTGGTGCGGTGGTTATCCGCTTTGTGGCTGGCTACGGTGCTCCTGCGGTCGTGCCGTGGACAACCAAGACGGCACTCATGCTTTTGGTCGAGCACTGGTATGAGAACCGTGAGCCGATCATGGCTCAGCGCGGAGTTGTGCCGGCGGAGATCGAGTTCACGCTCAAGGCGTTGCTGGGAACGACCGAAATCGCCGGAGTCTCCTGATGCCGACTCGCGCCAGTCTCTTGCGGCACGTAATCACGATCCAAAACCCCGCTACTGTCGCCGGGATCCAGAAGTGGACAAAGCTGGCCACCTGTTACGCGCAGATAATGCCTGAGTCTGGAAGTGAGCACGCCAGTGGGCTCGGCCCAACCACGGTGGAGATGACCCAGCTGACGATTCGCTACCAGGCTGGGATCAAACCGAAGCAGCGGATCATGTACGGAACTCGGACGCTGGAGATCAGCTCCGTGTCCAATGAGAACGAAAACAACCGCTGGCTCATGCTCACCTGTCGCGAGGTCGTCACCTGATGGGGATCTCGATCAATGTCGATCTCTCTGGCGTCGACCGACTGCGGGCGCGGATGGACGCAGCTCCGCTGGAGTTGGCGAATGCGATATTCGCCGCGACCGTCAAGGCAACCGATGCGACCGCGGAGTCGATCCGTGGCGTCACTCCGGTGCGCACCGGACGTCTGGCGAGTTCGATCGTCTCGACTGTGACCAAGACTCCCGATGGCGCACGAGGACGCATCTCGACCAACCTCCGGTACGCGCGCTTTGTGGAGAGGGGAACCCGTGAGCACGGCAGAGCGCAACTGATGTTCGAGCGCGGCGTCAAAGCAGAAGAACCTAACATCGCGGAGTTCTATCGCTCGGCCATAGACAGCGTCGTGGTCACGTTGCGGTGAGCTATCAGGCCCTTGTCAATGCGGTTGCTCAGATCGTAGGTGGAACTCAGCCGAGCAACGCGCAGACGACCGCTTCGGCCGGCCCCCCGGATCAGCGGCCGTACTGGTTCAGCGGAGTGGATTCGATCGATGGTTCGGGTGTCGCCGGCCTGGTCGGATGCTGGAGCGTGGCGCCTGACATCTTGAACACCACTCCGGTCGCGCTGGTGCTGCCGGAGGGCTGGGCACCACAGTCGATCGGTGGCGGCCAGCCCTTCCCACGTCAAGGACGCAAGTATCGCGAGGATGTCATCCACCTCCGTGTGGTGACCGGCCACGCAGATCTTCAAAGCCAAATGGCGCTGCTGATCAATTTCGCCGACACCATCCCGGCTGCCTTCGACGCCCACATGACTTTGCTCGGACAGGCCAACGTCGACACCGCCGATTGTTCTACCGGGGTCTTCCTCGAGGTCGAGTGGCCAGTCGGCACGGTCTATATGGCGTTGCAGTTCATCATCCGGATCCGCCGGGCAATCCCGGTCACGTATTCACCGTAAGGAGCTAAGACATGCCGCAGCCGAATTGGGTCGTCGCCGTCGGAATGGCGAAAGAAACCGTGTGGGGAACGCCCATCTCGCCACCCACGATGATGTTCTCGACCGACAAGCCGATGTTCGACGAGAAGCAGACGCCGGTCTATGACCGCGGCCTGCGCGGCATTCGCTCTGCTTTGCAGGGCATGGTCTTCGCCGAGGGACACACCGAGGTCGACATGCCGAACATGCCCTGGTATGGAGACGACAGCGGCAACTTGCTGATGGCGATGATGGGTGCCGACGCGATCACGGGAGCGGCGAAGAACGGAACCATCGGGGCGGTTGCAGCTGGCGCCACCTCTGTTACCTACACGGTGGGATCCGGTGGCGCCAGCGTGACCGGCGACATCTTCAAGATCGACGCCGGCCTGCCGACGCAGGAGATCGTCATCCCGACGTCGATCGCGGCTAACGTCTGGACGGTGCCGGCAACAGGACCGAACAGTTTCAAGTTCGCACATACCGCGAGCGCTCCCGCCATTGCTCTGTTTACCCACACGATGACCGTGTTGAACACCGGTCAGCCCCCCAGCTACACGCTGGCGAAGTTCGACAACCTGGTGGCGACTGCCCGCCAGATCGCAGGCGTCTACTTCGAGGACGTCACGCTCAAGTTCGTCAATCCAGGTGCCCTGACGGTCGACGCCAAGGGTCGAGGAAAGATGGGCATCAACATCACTAAGCCGGTGTTCCCCGCCTACTCGGGCGAGAACTTCAACGTTCCCTGGCAGAGCACCTTCACTATCGCGGCCGTGGCGAATGCTCGAGTGGTCGACTTCAGCCTTAGCATCAAGGCTGCGAACGACCAGATCTTCGGCATGGCCAACACTCAGTCTCCAACGGCGGCGGTGAGCGACCAGTTGACGGTGACTGGCTCCGGCACGGTCGTGCCCGACGACTACACCGAGTTCAACTACTACATCAACAACACCCAGCCATCGGTGGCGCTGACCGTGGACAACGGGTCCACGAGGACGCTGTTCCAGATGTCCAAGGTTGCCATTCTTGGGCCGACGCACCTGGACCATTCCGCGAACTACAGCAAGCTTCCCTTCACGTTCGAGGCCATCGCTAATTCCACGGACGCCGGCACCGGAAACGCGCCTATAAAGGCGGTTCTGATGTCGTCGAAGGCGGTTGCTTACTAGCTTTCAGGGCTGCCATCCGTTCTTGGTGGCGATCTTCAATGAATGCCCATCTCTTGGCGTGAGCGAGATCTTTGCGATGCGCCTCGGTCTGGTTGATCTGCTTCTGGCGTCCTGCTTGCCGTAGGGCCCAGATCAGGAGCCAGAACGGACCCCAAATCGGAACTGTGAGCATCAAAACGATGCCCATGAACACCTTTTGCTTTTGACGGATGGTCAGGAGCGCCACGCAGGGAGGATACGCCACAAATGCCCTATATCAAGCAACTAGAGCTCGATCAGTTGCCCTTGCCGAGCGACGAGGCCTATTGGGTCAAGATGAAGCGCAAGGCATCCTACGGGGACGTCCTGGCTGCCCAGAGCGCCATGCTCCAGGTCACGCAGGGCACGAACGGATCGGCCGGCCAGGTTCTGACCGAGATGGAATGGGGAGCCTATCTGAGCACCCTGACCATTCGCCTACTCACAGAGTGGAACCTGACCGATGCCAGTGAAGCCGTGCTGCCAATCACCGAGGCAAGTCTGGAGTCCCTGCAGCCAGAGGACGGAGAGTTCCTTGCGGCAGAGGCTCAGAAGCGCCTGGGGAGGCGACCGACCACAGAGCAGATCCCTTTCGGGAAGCGGTCGGGTCGGCGCTCAACGAATACCAGATAACCAACGTTGAGGCACTGACTCAACTTCAGCGCTTCGCACTCTGCTCCCATTTTCACTGTGGACCGCACGAGCTCGAGGAATGGGATAACGCTGACCTTGAGGACTTCTCTGTGATCCTCGAGGAACTCGGGGAGAAGATGGAGCGCGACAAGCGCAAGGCGAGGAGGTCGGGATGAGCGATGTCGACGTCCTCATAAACGCTAAGCTCGAAGGTCTCGCCGCGTTCGAGGAAGCCAAGGCTGGCGTCAATCGGATCAAAGAGGCGATTGACACTTTCCGCGCGGCCGAAGCAGCTGGGTTCAGCGTCGATCGTGCAATGAACGACACGCTCTCAGATCTGGGCTCTCGCGCCATCGTGACCGGCGCGACGATCGATGAGATGCGTAAGCAAATCACCGATGCGCGCCAGGCGCTTGTGCATTACAGCGAAGCGGTTGCCGGCGGTATGCCGATCGATGCTGCTCAGGCTGCAGTTCTGGCGGATGTCGCAGAGGGATACCGACAGGAGGCGAGGGCGGCAACCGAAGCGACAGCGGCCCAGGATGCCGCAACGCCTGCCACGGCAGCGGCCAGCGCTGCAGCTGGGGCTGGGGCTCCAGGGTGGATTGCCATGGCGGTCGGCATCGGTATCGCCGTCATGGCCCTAGCGCCCTTCCTGTCGCTGATCGTCAGTGCGGCCGTAATCCTGGTCGCCTTCGCCGTCGCCGGAGCCGGGACGCTCATTCTCCTGGGTGGGCTTGCGGCTGGGTTCCTCGCCA